GGTTCAACATTAATAGCTTGTGAAAAAACAAATAGAGTATGTTATGGAATGGAATTAGATACTAAATACTGTGATGTAATTATAGAAAGATGGGAACAATTTACAGGACAAAAGGCAAATAAAATAACGGAATAAAAACGGAACTATGAATAAATTTCCAAATGAAGCAACACGATTTAGTTCTACTAATCAACCAAAAAAGAATGGTCGACCAAAAGGACGTAGAAATGTAGCAACAGTATTAAAAGAATTACTATCAACACAAGATACTAATATGGGTGGTGAAGGTGACTTCGGTTCGCCAATAGCAAAGATGTTAATACAAATAGCGTTCCATAAGGATAGTAATAACAATGAAAAGTTAAAAGCAATAAAAGAAATCTTAGACAGGATTGAGGGATTGCCCGATCAAAATGTTAATGTAAGTGCAACGCCCCCTTCTTGGATTAATGAAGATGAAGAAACAAGCTAAGCCATATTATGATGTAAAGAACTCAACTAAAAGGATATGCGTATTACAGGGCGGAACACGATCTGGTAAAACATATTCTATTCTATTAGCATTGATTGAATTTGCTTATAAGAACAAAGGTAAGGGGCTGTATATCACAATAGCCAGAAAAACATTTCCTGCATTAAGGGGAACGGCAATGCGTGACTTCTTTGATATTATTAAAAAAGAAAATCTTTATGACGAAAAGCTACATAATAAATCAAGTAGTTTATATACACTCTACGGCAATTACTTTGAGTTTATAAGCGTTGACCAACCTGCGAGGGTGCGAGGGCGTAAACGTGATATTCTATTTCTTAATGAATGTAACGAGTTTGGATTTGAAGAATACACGCAATTAGCATTAAGAACTACATTTAAAATAATCATTGACTTTAATCCATCTGACGAGTATCATTGGCTATACACACAGATAATTGATGCAAATAGAGATGATGTAGATTTTCATATATCAACATATAAAGACAATCCGTTCTTAGATAAAACAACAATATCAGAAATAGAAAGACTAAAAGAAGTAGACGAGAATTTGTGGCGTGTGTTTGGTGAAGGTCAAAGAGGGGTTGCTACTGAAACTATATTTCCTGTATTTAACATAATTGATAGTGTTCCAGAAAACGCATCATCTGTAGCATTAGGATTAGATTTTGGATTTAGTGCTGATCCAACGAGTTTAGTTAAAATATACAAACACGATTTAGATTTGTATATTGATGAACTGATTTATGAAAAGGGTTTGACTA